AAGAGAGAGGATAACATTGTATGGCTAGATCCCCAATAAATATCCAAGCTGAAGAGCCAATGTTTGCTGAAGGCGAACCAGCTGATGATTTACAAGTTGAAAATATTGGTGATGATGTTTTAATAGGTGACCCAGCAGAAGACATGGTTCAGGAGGACACTGACTTTGATCAAAATCTTGCTGAAGTTATTGATGAAAGAGAGCTTTCAAAAAAATCAGACGAATTAATACAGCATTATGAAAATGATAAATCGGCAAGATCCGAGTGGGAAAGAAGATATAAAGAAGGTTTGAGGACACTTGACACTGAAGGTGGTTTAGACGAATCAGAAGATCAAAGAGCATCCAGAGGTCTGAGCACAGTTGTTCATCCTTTAATATCAGAAGCAGCAACACAGTTCAATGCAAGAGCAATCGCAGAATTATATCCTTCTGATGGACCAGTGAAAACAGTTATTGTTGGTGAGCCAAATGAGGAAGTTGAGGAACAAGGTCGCAGGGTGCGTGAATATATGAATTACCAGATCACCCAGCAGATGCCTGAATACTTTCCTGATCTAGACCAGATGTTATTTCACCTGCCATTGATCGGACAAACTTTTAAAAAGATATGGTGGGATCCAGATTTAAATAGGCAAAAATCTATATTTGTAAAAGCAGAAGATTTTGTTGTTGCACCAGAGTCAAATGATTTACAAACAGCACCAAGATATACTCACCTCATAAGAATACCAAAAAACGACTACAATAGATATGTTGATGCAGGATATTATCTACAATCAGAATATTCAGGTGATGACATCGACCCAGCAGGTGATACAATAGCAGAAATTGAAGGTGTTGAAGGTTATTCTGCAGATGGCGAAGATCAGACAATGACACTTTTAGAAATGCATGTTTATGAATCCTTTGAAGGTATCGATAATGCAGATGACGATGAAGGCAGTGTTGCATTACCATATATTGTTACAATAAATTATGACACGAAAAAAGTTGTTAGTGTTCGCAGAAACTGGAGAGAAGAAGACGAAGAACAACGAAGAAGAGATTGGTTTGTAAGTTATAAATTTCTTCCTGGACTTGGTTTTTATGGTTTTGGTCTTTATCACATGATTGGTGGTCTTGGCAAAGCTGCAACAGGATCTTTGAGAGCATTATTAGACTCTGCTGCTTTTTCAAATATGCAAGGTGGTTTTAAATTAAAAGGCAGAGTGACAGGTGGTGAACTGCAAGTTAATCCTGGAGAGTTCGCAGACCTAGATTCAACAGTTGACGATGTTAACAAAGCAATTATGCCATTGCCATTTAAAGAGCCAAGTGGATCGTTGTTTCAATTATTAGGTTTTATTGTACAATCAGGTCAAAGATTTGCAAGCACAGCAGACTTAAATGTTGGCGATGTTAATCCTAATGCACCTGTTGGTTCTACAGTTGCGTTAATAGAGCAAGGCAGTAAATCATTTTCAGCAATACACAAAAGACTGCACCATTCTCAAGGTCAAGAGTTTAAATTACTTTCAAAACTAAATGCAGAATATTTACCAGAAAGAGTTTCATTTTCAGTTGCTGGTGGAACACAACAAGTTTTTGCTGCAGACTTCAATGACAGAGTTGACATAATACCAGTCAGTGATCCAAACATATTTAGTACTGCCCAGAGAATAGCACAAGCACAAGCAGTATTGCAAATGTCAAAAGCAGCACCAAACCTGCATGATAATTATGAAGCATACAAAAGAATGTATGAAGCAATCAGAATACCAAACATTGATGAGATTCTAAAAAAGCCAACAGAAGCAGCAAGACTAGATCCGATTGATGAGAATATGTCTGTTATGTATGGCAAGCCAATAAGAGCATTCCCAGAACAAGATCACGATTCACACATACAAGTTCATTTACAGTTTCTGTCAGACCCATCACTTGGTGGCAATCCAGGAGCAAAAGGCATGCAACCAATACTCGTTGCCCATGTTGCTGAACATATTGCATTATTGTATCGCACAAGAATGGAGGCAAGCATTGGTATGCCATTGCCTAATTTACCAGATGTGCGTGATAAAAAGTTTGAGTTTGATGATATCAACCCAGAACTAGACATGTTAATAAGTCAAAGAGCAGCACAAGTTGTTCAGGCAGCACCACAAATGCAAGCAATTAGAGGACTACAAAATGTTGGTCAACAACAACAAAACCCATTACAATATGCCCAGCAACTTGCTCAACTCGAGGCACAAGCACTTCAGCAAAGGACTCAAGCACAGATTCAAGCTGACCAAGCAAAAGCTCAATCGGACATTGCGATCAAGCAAGCAGATGCTAAACAAGATATAGAAATAGCAAAAGCCAAAACTCAAGTTGAACTTGAATCCAAGATCAGAAAGCTCGAGGCAGAGTTACAATTAGAGCGAGAAAAGAATGCAGCAAAATTACAAATGGAAATGTTTAAGCAATGAATGAAAAAATAATACCAATGCAAGGAATCAACCCAGCAGCATTCTCTGGCCAGAGACAACAACAAATGCCTGCTGCTAATATAAATATGAATCAGTATTTACTTCAAAAGATAGAAGAGATAAAAAAGAGGATGTTTGGTGACAATGTTGGTGCTCTCGCAAATATTATGATGCAACAACAACAACCAATGATGCAACAACCAAGAAGGAGAATGTGATGGGTGGTCTTTGCGGAGGTGGAGGTGGCAGTGACAGTTTCGGTGGTGGTAATCAAGATCCATATGAAACTCCAGGAACTTTTGGCAGTTTAATAACAACATCAGATCAGAACAAACCAAAAGAAGAAAAAGATGATCCACCTGTTGTTGTGCCACCTCAAACTATTCCTTTTAAATCTAAAAAGCCAGAGCCAAAGCCAGAGCCAAAAATAGAAATTCCAACAATGCTTGGTGTTTTAAATGATATCCTTTCTCCATTAGGTTTTAAAGCACCACCACCAGAACAAAAGGAAGGATTTACAATCTCATCTCAAGCAGCACCAGTCCCTGATCCAAAACCAATGAAAGATTTAATTCCAGGTTTCCCAGATGTTCCAGTTGACCCAGAAGATATGCCTTTGCAAGATAAAACAGGTTTTGGAGCAACAATAAAAGGTGGCAACATCTATGCAATGAAAGATGATGAAGGCAATGTAACAGGAACTTTATCAGCTCTTGAAACTTTAAAAGATATGAAAGCTGTCCAAGATTCAGCAGTTTTCGGTGAGCCAGCAGGAACAATAGTCGACAGCATGCCGACATTATTAGATTCATTAACAGGTGAAGCATTAGGTCAACAGATGCCTTTTGCACCTTTGGGAACAGTCGCACAACCAAGTCAAGTCATGCAAGAGTTTACTCCACCACCTAAATTATTTGGAATATTTGATCCAGTATATGCGAGTCCACAACCATCATTTGATGCTCAATTAAAAATGGGTGAGGACAGAAAACTTGAAAAAGATTCTGGACCACCAGTGCAAAAAGAACCAATATTCAGATATTTTCAAAGAGCATACAAAGGTGGGATTCCAGATAGATTTTTAACTGGTTTTTTAACAAGGTTCGGATACAGTCCAACATTTATAGATCAACAAATGCAAGTCAATGAAGATGGCGAGATCGTAGATGCTCAAGGCAACCTTATAGAAGGTCTGCCAAATGTTGCATTAATCGGTGAACAAATTAAAAAAGAAATTACATAGGAGAATAAAATGGCTGAAATAAACGTAGACAACATGGATAAAAATGCAGAACTATTTATGGAGAAAATGGGTTTTGCTCACGACTCAGAAGGTCTTGAACTTTCTGAAGAACAACTTGTAAATTTTTTATTGCTCTGTCATCAGATGGAATATGGTGTTGGTGAAGAGGAAGAAGAACACGAAGATGATGGTGTTAAAGTTAAAATAATGAAAGTTCACAGTGGCGACATGAAAGGCATGATGGATGAAATGCTAGGTCATGGTGGTCCAATGATGGGTGATTAAAATAATGAATATGCAAAAAAATTTAGGTGCTCTTTCAAGTATGAAAGGTCAAGAACCAACAATGCAAAAAGCAAGTGGTGATCTCATGATGAATTTGCAATCACTTATGGATTATGTTGGTGCTGAAAATGTTGAAACAGCTATAAGAGAAATGATTGCATCAGACAGTGAAATTATAAAAATTCAAGGTCTTATGCTTATGCAGGAATTTAAGGATGCGATAGGGGAGAATTTTCAATAATGCCATTTAGCAAATATTCACCAAAACAAAAAAATCTCGCAAGAGCAGCAAAGCCAAGAAATAAAATAACAGGTGCAGATTTTAAGGCGATGAAAAAGAAAAAGAAGAAGAAAAAGTAATGGCAAAAAGACCAGGATTATATGCTAATATTCATGCAAAAAGAAAAAGAATAAAAGCAGGATCAAAAGAGAAGATGCGTAAAAAAGGTGCAAAAGGAGCACCAAAAAAATCACATTTTAGGAGTGCAGCAAAAAGTGCCAGGAAAAAGAAAGTTTAAAAAAGTTGCCAAAACAAAAAAGGGTGTTCCAAAAGTATATTTAAAAGGAGCAAAGAACCCAAAAGCGAGAGAAAAAGAGATAAAGCGAACAGCCAAACTTTACAGACAGGGTAAATTGACACCTGCTATGATGGATAAAATATCTAAAAGGAGGAGCAAAAGCTAATGGCAACAAAAGCAACCAAAAAGAAAAGTGGTGGTAAATATGGTTCTATTCCTGGAGCTGGAAAGTTCTCAAAAGAAAAACTTGACAAAGTTTATAAAAGAGGATTGGGTGCTTATTACTCATCAGGCAGCAGACCAAAAACTTCAGCACACCAATGGGCAATGGGTAGAGTGAAGAGCTTTGTAACAGGCAAAGGTGGAGCAAGAAAAGCAGATTCAGATTTATTAAAGGGGAAAAAGAAAAATGGCAAAAAAAGCAGTTGAAGCACCAAAAGGTTTTCATTGGATGAAAGCTGGCAAAGGTTATAAGTTAATGAAGAATCCAGCTGGAGGATACAAACCACACAAAGGTGCGAGTCAAAAAGCAACTTTTGAGATACAAAAGATTCACAGTGGCAAAAATAAGTAAAGCATTAGAAGCATTATTAAAGTCTTTGGGAAAGATCCCAGAGGATGTTGGTGCGTTGAAAAACATTCCTGATAATCAAAATTTAACATATGAAGGCAAATTTAATTATATAGATCCATTCGGTGAAATAAAAACTGAAGATCCAGGAAAAATAGATTTTTATTTATATTCAGATGACCCAGAAGAAGGATTGGTAGGATCTAGATTTGTTAATCAAACTATGAATAATGAGCTTGTCAATTCTTTGAAACAAGGTAATTATAAAGATTCGAGGTCTTACATGAATTCAATACAAGAAAAATTTCAAGACTTTGGTGCTTCTGATAGTGAAGCAGATCATGTAATAGATTCTATTTTATTAAATCACTATGATGTTGATGAATAATGGCAACATATAAAGGCAAAAAAGTAACATTAAATAAACCCAGAAGAATAGGCAAAGGTGAAACTTCCTATGGTAAAAAGAAGTCTGTGGTTTATGTTATGGATGGTGACAAAGTCAAAAGAGTTACATTCGGTGATCCCAATATGCG